AATCCCGACACGTCAACTCCCCAAGGAGTTGACAAAAACATAGGAACACCCCCCAACGGCAGGGTCATACGTGTCGGCGCGTTCGATGAGCACATTCGATACCGCCACGTCACGGATTCCGTTTGGATTTACCTCGAATCGAAGCCCGTGGGAGGGGACCGTGAATCTGCACAAGACATCCGATATCCCCCGCTTGAATCTTTGGGAAAACACCATATTATTAATATTGGGCTTATCAGTTGGCTGCACGACCATCACGCCCGCGACGTTGTCTTCGCTGGCGTCCACTCTCATCGACAAGACGAGCGGAACGTTGAATGGAACCGTAACGTTGAAGCCATATCCGCCATTGCGTCCCGTGACGTGCAACGCATTATCACGGACCGTCCCATTCGCGTCACCCCAATGGGAGGTGTTGGTAAGCGGTCCGGCAAAAACAGGATTGGGGAAAAGATTAATCCTCTGCATGATTCTCCTTGTCGAGACTGTCGAGCACGTCCTTGGGGATGAGTTTCATGGCCGCCGCGAGTTGGCTGGACAGGATCGCGATCTGCTTGTTGAGTGTGCCGATCTGTTGCGAGAGCTGGTCGATGACGGTGTTCGCGTCGGCTGGGATCTGAGTCAAAATAAGTCTCCTTCTAATGCGAAACCCCACAATCCGATTGGATTGCAGGTGTTGAAAAACTGGAAATACGGGTTAGTCGGCTGTGGTCATAGTGTCGATGCGCGTGACCTTCCGCACCTCGGACAAAGACAAGGTGGCGGACAGGTTCGTCTTCACATCCGCGATGGTCACGGACGTGCCGGAATCGTCGAACGTGGCGAGCACGCCACGCTGATAGTCGCGCCATGATTCAACGCCAGCCGCATCAGTGCTGGAATATTCGAGTCCGAGGCGGCACAGTTCCGCCTTCAGGCTTTCCTTTGGCGGGCGCAGGTCGAGCACGCCATCCGTCGCGGGTCGTGCGCCGGTTTGCGGGACGTCGGATGCTGTCATGATTACTCCTTCGCTGTTGTGTTGTTTCTTTTTTTTTTCGCCGAGGTGGCGTGGAATCCATGTCGTCCCGGCGGAGTCGATGCGCGTGGCCGTCCACGGCCCGCGTCAACGCCGATGGTCGGTCAGATAATCGATCGACTGTCGGCGGAACCGGTCGCGCTTCACGGCGATGCGGTCGGCCACGCCGGCCAGCGTGGCGGCGAGCCGACCGTCCGCATCCTCCATGACGGGCATCGCGTCCAATCCGAGCAGGCGACGGGTCTCCTCGCGACCGTCCGGCGACAACGCGCCGGACGCCGTGAGCACGGGATGCAACGCGGCCATGCGCGTCTGCTGACGGTCCGCCAACTCGTCGCGCTCCACCTGCTCGTAGGCGCTGGTCCAGGCGGTGCGTCCGGTGTCCGGGTCGATGACGCCCGGGTCTGACCTGTTCGACCGGACCCGTATGATCGCCGCGACCGTTTCCATGTCCGTGTCGAAGCCGAGGAGCTCGTCCCACGAGGCGATCGCGTCCAACGGGATGAGATGACCCGTCCCGTCGTCACAGGTCACGGCCAACACGTCGCCGTAGATGTTCGTCTCCATCGCGCCTCCTACTGTTTGGCCAGGATGGCGAGTATCTGATAGCCGTATGGGGTGCCGTTGCCGTTGCCGACGCCACGCGCCCACAGGTTGCAGCCGCTCGGCGAATCATTGTTCGAGCCGACAGCGATCGACCCCATTGAGTCGGCGGAGACATGCGCATGGTATAGGCCGTATTTGGCCGGCGCGCCATACGTCCACGTCTGCGTAATCCACCCTCCGGCGCTGAGCGATCCGCCACGGGGATAATACGTCCTGAACGTTCCACGCCCCTCGCCGAGCCAGCCGAGGAATCCACCGAGGTACAGATACCCGGAGTTGATGTCCGCATGTACGCCGACAACGCCGTTCGGGTCCCTCGCTGAGAGTTCGGCTGATGTATGGTATTTGGACGTCGGGTCGGCCTGCAAGAACAGTTGCGCGTAACCGTCCTGTCCGCCTCTGGCATAATTACGGTAAGCGGCTAGGAAGACGTCGCCGGTTTTGGTGGCGTTGTCCGCAGCCTTGTATTCGCCCAAACGCATGAACGACCCCGGATCGGTGTCGTTCAACTGGCCTCCGTTGATTACGATGGTGGAGACATCGCCTTTGTAGTTGGTCCGGGATTCCGACGCGATGTAGGCGTCGTGACCGCTGCGCCCGTGCTGGAATTCGATGCCTGAGCCTTCGGTCTTGTCATCGCTGTTGATTATCGACTGTCTGAACGTCGGTGATATTACGACTCGACGGCCGGTGAGGCTCGTCTGGAACGTGCCGGTCAGCAGATTGCTCTTACCATCACCATCCAAGTAGACGGTCTGGTTATGACTGCTGTCCCACATCTGCAAGGCCATGGAATTGAGCTTGACGCCGGTATTCGCGGCCTCGGAGCTCTGGAATACCGCGCCCGTGAACACGTAGCCCCGGAACTGGCCTGCCGCGACCTTGTCGGACGTGATCGTGCCAGCCGCGATCTTCACAGCGGTCACGCTGTTGGCGGCGAGCTTGTCGACGGTGATCGCACCGGACACTATCTTCGACGCATTGACCGAATTAGCAGCCAATTTATCTGCATTCACCGCGTTGGCGGCGATCTTGTCCGCCGTGACCGCGCCGGCCACGATGTCGCCCGCCTGAATCTTATGGACATTCAGGAGCGCCACGGTCATGTCCTCCGTCACGCGGAGCTTCGCGGTCGTGACCGAGTTCGCGGCCAATTTGTCGGTCGTGATGGCGAGCGAGACGATGTTGCGCGCCTGCACGCTGTCGGCTGCGAGTTTCGCGGCGGTCACCGCGTCGGACACAAGCTTCTCCGTCGTCACCGAGTTGGCGGCGATCTTGTCCGCCGTGACCGCATTGGCCTTGACCTTCTCGGCGGTCACGGAGTCGGCGGTGAGATGCTTCGCGCTCACCGTGCCGGCCGCGAGAATGTTGTTCGCCACGAGGTCGAACGGCGTGAATCGCGTTCCATCCCACGTCAGGACTTCCACCACGCGGTCAGCAAGCGGCACCAAAACGCTAGGCGAAGCGTTCGGAGCGCCCTGCCAGTATGTGTAAAAGTCCGCGAGCATGGACGGCGAATTATCCGGCTCGCCTTGCCAGCGAGTCCAATACTTCTGGGTGCGCCACCACATGTCGCCCGGCTTGAGCCCGTCGTGGGCCGGTTCGTCGGGGCCACGGTAGATCAGGTTCTTGCCGTCCGCCGTGGTCTGTGCCTTCTTGGCTGCGGCTTGTGCCTGATTGGCCTGTGACGCGGCGTTGGCGGCGGCGGTCGCGGCCTTGTCGGCGGTGGATTGAGCGGTTTTGGCCGCATCATTCGCCTTGACGGCGGCGTTCGCCGCGTCGGTTGCGGCCTTGTCGGTCACCGCCGCCCAAGCCGACCCGTTCCACCGTTTCGGCGTGTTCGCGCCACCGGTGGTGTCGATCCACAAGGTAGTCGGCTTGCGCATCGACGTATCCGGAGCAGTGGACTGGATGAGCACGTCGGCCTTGCCGTTCGCCACGCCAGCCGCGGCGGCAGCAGCCGTATTCGCCTTCCTTGCGGCGGTGGCCGCGTCCGTGGCGGACTGTGCCGCGCTGTCGGCGGTGGCCTTCGCCTGCGTGGCCACGCTCGAAGCGTTCGAGGCGGTGGCCTTCGCGTCCGAAGCGTCCGTCTTGGCCGAAGCCGCGTCGGACTTGGCGGCACTGGCCGAAGTATTGGCGGTGTTCGCCAGTGTCTCGGCATTGCCTGCGGTCTTCTTCGCGCTTTCGGCGGCGGCGTTTGCCGCGTTGGCGGCATCCTTGGCCTGACCTGCCGTTGTCGTCGCGCTCTTCGCGGCAGCGTTCGCCGCGTCGGCGGTGGACTGCGCGGTGCCCGCAGCGCTCTTCGCACTGTCGGCGGTGCCCTGCGCGTTCTTCGCTGCGGCAGCGGCGTTCTCAGCAGCCTTCTTGGCGTCGGTGGTCTTCGCGGCGTTGTCCGCGATATCCGATTTCGCCTTGGAAATTTCGTCCGCGTTCTTCTCGACATCGGCATAGCCGAGATGGTTCCAATTCGAGCCATCCCACACGAGCGTGTCGATCACGCGATCAGACAGAGGCACCAAGACGCTCGGACTGTTATTCGGAGTCCCCGTCCAGTACGTGTAGAAGTCGGCCAGCATGGAAGGGCTGTTATTCGGCGTGCCCTGCCAGCGCGTCCAATACTTCTGGGTCTTGAGCCACAGGTCTCCGACAATCAGCCCTTTGGAGGCGTCCGGCATGTCAGGCCCACGAAACGTATGGTTCTTCGAGTGGGCTTCGGCATACGCCTGCGCGGCGGATTCCTTCGCCTTGCTGATCTCGCCGTTCGCGGTGGTCAGGTCGCTTTTGGTCTGCGCGATGTCCTTCCGGGCCTGAGACAGATCGGCCTTTGCCTGCGTGAGCGTCCGGTTCGCCGTGTCGAGATCTGACTTGTTGGCTTGGATGTCCTTCCGCGCCTGATCGAGCTTGGCCGTATTGTCCTGCAAAGCCGTCTTGTTGTCAGCCAAATCCTGCTGGATTCGTTTGACCTCTTCCGGCGAGACCGCCGACTGCACGACCACGCTCACACCCGCCGACCAGCCGGACTTGTTGCCCGAACGGTCCACGGAACGCAACGCGAACCAGTACGTCTTGTACGCGGTCAGGCCGGTGACGATGCAATGCCCGTCACGAGCGACCGAATCCCGGTACTGCCAGTTGCCGTTCGATTCACTGACGCCCAGCTCGCAATGGTCGAAATCCGGTTCCATCCCCGCATTGACATTGTTCCTGCCATCCCATTGGACGTCCACAATCCCATACCTGCTGGTCGGGATCGGCTTCGATGGGATACTGGGCGGAGTCACATCCGAGGCCACGAGGGCCACCACCACGTTCGACCATTCGCCCAGCCTGTCGCTGTACGTGGGCACCGCACGCACGCGGAACTCATAGCGCGCGCCGCATTCCAACCCACCGATGCCGATCGTCAACCGCTGCGCGTCCGTCACGCCACCACTGACCCACGGGGCACCCGCAAGATTCTTCCGGTACTCCACGCGATACGAGCCGATGTCGATGGCCGTATCATCCGTCGCATGAGAGACCGCAGCCCACTGCAGGGTAGCCAAACCCAACGCGGTACCACGACTGGAGATATAGGCGTCCGTCTGCACCACAAGACCAGTCACGGCCTTCGGCGTCCGATGGTCTTTTTCCGGAGCGGGCAGGCCACCACCGGTGCCGCCGTTGATGGCGCCACCGGTGATGCCCTGTACTCGTTTCGCCTGACGTACGGTCGCATCGTAAACCTTGTCGTTCAACACGACCGAAGCTTTGAACTGATTGGATTCCAAGCTCAACGTGACCTGCTGGACACGCACCTTCTCCCCATGCATGACGGTTGGCGCGGTGATCCAGTCACCCGGACGGTAATCGACAAGAGGAAGGCTCGGCGCATCGTTGACACGCAGGGCCCTCGTATACTGGCCTCGAACACGTGCCGCAGTATCCAGAGTGGATTGCATATAGAGGGCGGCGGTATCATCATCGCTGATTCCCTGCTGGGATAGATACGTCTCCCACTTGCCCCAAGGGGAAGGCGCTGCGGGATTATCCCTCGTGAAAGCCTTGTTGTTATCTCCCTGCACGAGAATATGCGAGGCCAATGCCTCGATGCTTTCCTCTTCCGGGGCTTCGAGCACGTCATGCGCCAATTGGACGGAGATGCGGCTCAGATCACGGCATAATGCCGTGGAGTCCATGTTCCAGATTTTCAATGTCCGCTTGTCGAAAGCCCAGTCGCAAATCTTGTTGCCGGCGAGATTCGCCAACGCGGTGAGACTGCTGATGCCCGGCGTGTAGGCAAGCGTCATGACGCTCTTCCACGCAGCGCCCGCCGAATCCCTGCCCGTGTCGAAACCGCAGGTGACGGGGATACCGCCACGGGTCTTGTTCTCATCAAGGAACGTGCGCATGACCAGACCGGCAGAGGCCTTCTTGAACACACGCTTGCCCTTATCGTCCCCGTCACCCTCCAGATGAGCGAGGTCGAGCATGAGCGCCTTGTTCAACAACCATGCATAGGAGGGGCAGGTGAACGTCACCGTATCCGAAGAGTCCAAGGCGTCACGACTGCGGGAGATGAGCACGAAACGACCGTTCAACGGTTCCAGCCATTTGCCGCCATCGGACACTTCGACCGCGATTTCCAGACCGGTTTCGAGCTTGCGTTCAAGAATCGACCCATTCAACGCCTTACGGGAATACTCCAATCGGAGCGCGCCCGTGTCATCGTGCAGGAAACTCGCGGAAAACGAGGACGGCTGGGGGAGCAGGCCCAGAGTGTCACCGTTCGGCTTGTACGCTTTCAAACGGATGGAGAGGTTCTTCATAAGTGCCTTCCCGTCACCACCATGCGCGTCGCACATGCATGAGCGCATCGCCCGTCGCGCCCGTGGCGGTGACCTTCAATCTGTAAAGTTCGGAAACGTCTGGCCATACCTGCAGGATTCCTCCCGCCGGATAATCCAAACCGGTGGAAACATCCGTGCCGGTCGGAGTCCAGGAGTTCGCATAGTCGGAACGCCATGCGCGCATGATGTCGGGCCTGATATAGAGGGGTTTCGCACTGTCCGCCGCACCGGTCCAGCTGATTCCAGTGTTCGACGTGGGGTCGGTCAGGGAGACGGAGGTGACGGTGCTGGGAAAACGGAACACGATGTCCGTCAACGGGGCGTCGCCCCAGAAACCGTCGCCGGGGATACCATCCTCGAACAGTAGGCTCTCGGAATTGTTGACCTCGCCGCGCCACATGGTGATGAAATCCGCCAACAGTGAGGTACTGTTGTTCGCTTCTCCCGACCATCTCGTCCAGAATTTGTTGATGGTGACAGGTCGGGGGAACACGAGACCGTCCTTGTTCAACGACAACGGACGATCCCAATACTCCGGTTCATGCCACCACACGTCGGGCATGGCGAACTTCGCGGTGAACGACACCAGATTGTTCGGATGGGAACTGTCGTCATCGGCGGTCAACGAGGTGAGCTCCACCCGCGTGGACTGCTCCACACCGTCCTTCACCCGAGTGAGAGTGAGATTCGGCATGGAGCATAATCGCATTATCCGGGAAGACTCCTCATACACTTTCGGAGTGAATGCGTCCACCTTCAACGTGATCTCACGCTCCTCGAACACGGGCGGAACACCGAGGTTCAAGGTTCCGCTCACGCCGGGCACCGTGGCGACCGTTCTACGGGTGCTGATGCCCGGCATGAGCGTGGAGCCCACGATGACCAGACAGTTCTCCGTATCCAATGCGACCCCGTTGAGCTTGTAGGACATGGTGGAGAGCATCGTTTCCTCCTACTGCAAGAGACCGAGACTCGCGTACTGGTCGAGCTTGTTGTTCTTCTGAACCTCGATTGGTGTGACGCTCGGATAGATGAACGTCTGGTTGTACGTGTCGCCCGAACTGGTTTCGATGGGCATCGACCAGCCTCCGGACTTGGAACCACCGTTCAGCCCACCGGAGGGCATGGTGATCTGGCTGGTGCGCCGCGCATCCGCGATGTACTTGCTTGGAATGCTGCCGGTCGCGTTGATAGCGGCCATGATTCCCCTGCCGTACAGGGATTCCATGCTTTGCACAGCGGCCTTGCGCACCACGTATTCGCCGGTGCTCACGTCCGTGTAGGCGTTCAACGGAACCGAATCGCTCGTATTGTTGCCCTGACCGACCACACGGCCCGTCTTGGTGACATTCGAACCAGCTACCTCGCCGCCCTCGGCGTTCTGGCGTTTGATGCCGAACACGGCAAAGAACTTCTGCTTCGCCCATTCCCAACCGGATTGCATGGCGCTCCAGAAGGAGCTAGATACGCTTGCCGTACTAGCGCCGAACTGGGCGTTGTAGCTGCTTCCGTTCCATTGCCAACCCTGATTTGAAGCCGACCTCTTGGCGTTTGCGGCGCCTGTCGCGTCACCATCGAACGACGCGGTGGGATGCTGGGCACCCCAGTTGCGGGCGTTCGCATCGGCGCTGGCCTTCGCCGGTCCGGAATTGTCCTTCGCGTTCAGGTCGGCGGACGGAGCCAACTGGTCGTAGGCGTTGAGATTGCCTTCGACGTAATCCAACGTGGCTTTCGTCAGATCGTCGGCGTTCAGCTTGGTCGTGTAACCATTACCATCAGAACCAGCCTTGAACAGTTCGGCATGCTTCTTGACGATATTGGTGGCGACGATCGCCTGAGTGCCATCGGCATCAAGGACAATCGTGTACTTGCCGGAACCATCCGTACTGACGTTCTTGCGTAGCTCGTCCATCTTCGAGCTGACCTGATCCATGCTCGTGATGGCGCCGCTGTTGATGCCTTCGAGAATAGTCTGGAACACCGCCGTGTTGCCTGGTCCGGGGAAAATGGCTCGCAGGTTGCTCAGGTACTGGGTGAGGGCGGTCTTGGTCTGTTCGGTCTCCGCCTTGAACAGGGTGGTGACCTCCTCGGGGGTCAGACCATAGATCTCCTGCAACCGTGTCGCGGCATCGGCGGGAACACCCATGTCGTGTGCGGTGGCGAGGAACTGCTTCGCCAATTCCGCCTGCTTCGCCTTCACCTCATCCGCGCTGGCACCGGACTCGACCATGCTCTTCAACAGGTCATGACCGGAATTGCCCAGATTCTCCAACGCGGACTGCGCCTCACGACCGGCCTCGCTCATCGTGTTGAACGAGCCCGTCACGCCCTGGATGCCAGCAGCGTTCGCATCCCAAACCGGGCCGCTCTTCGCGGCCAACTGATTGACGCGGGCTATCGCATCCCCCATATTGGAATACGTTTCACCGTAGTCGGAAGCCGCGTTCAACGCATTCTGCTGAGCTGTGCGTTGACGTTCTGCCCAATCCGCAGCAGTCTGCTGAGCCTTGGCCAGCATCTGAGTACGTTCGGCCTGAGTGGAAATGGCGATGGACACCGAATCGGAATCCTCACCAAGCTTGATGAGCTTCGTGGCATAACCCTCCGCATACCCGTTCGCTTGGGCAATGGCCTCGGAATTGGCTATGTACTCGTTGAGCTGATCCTCAAGCGCGGTTTTCACCTTCTGCGCGGCCCTCGCCAGATCGGCGTTCTTGCCTATGCCATGACCGACGTTGACATTGTATTTCTCAATCGTCGCATCGAGCCGGTCAAGTGTCGCCTGGTATTCGGCCTGCGAACCGGTAACGGACTTGGTGAGATCGCTGACGTTGAGACCGAGCTTCTTGGCCGCGTCGCTCACCGAATCAAAACCCGTGGTCATATCCGACCACCAGTCGAACTTCGTGCCGGAATAATCCGTGTTGTCGAAATTCTCCTTGATGGCCTTGCCAACCTCGGTGATTCCCTCGGCTGCGGACTGAGCGGAATCCGGTACCTTCTCCAACGCGGTGCGAATGTTCTCGGACGCCTGCTCATTGGCCTGAGCGGTTTTCACATACTCCGAGTAGGCTGCGGTCACCACGGCCACGCCAGCGGTCACGGCGGCTCCGACCGACCCGCCGAACGCGCCCAGCACGGCGCTGCCCGCGCCCTTGGCCAAAGCACCGGTCTTTCCTAGCACGCCGTTTGCGTTCCTCACGCTGTCGGCTATGCCATTCAAGGCCGGGTTGGCGGCGATGAAACCGCTGACCGCATCCTTCATGCTCGCGCCGGCGGTCTTGGTGGTCACGCCGAGCCCGTTCAACGCCTTCTGGTATTCGACCATGCGCAGCGTGTTCTCGACCAGACCGGTCTTCACCGTGTTCCAAGCGGTCATGCCCGCCTTGCCGAACGTGGCGTACAGGCCTATCGCGGCCTGAATCGGTTCGGGCAGCCTGCTGAACGCATTGGCGGTGGCCTCGGCGGCTTTGGCGACCGTGGTGATGAGCGGCGCGCTGGCCTTCAACGTGGCGGCAAGGGTACCGCCGAACGTTTTGGACAGCTGGCCCACGGTCTTCAGCAGCTGGTTGAACGCGGGGCTCGCGTCGCCAACCGCTGAGAACACCTTCTGGAAGCCTTCGGACACTCCCGACGAGAAGCCGCTGATGCCGTCCTTCGAGTTTTTCAGAAGACGGCTCGCGTTACGGGTGAACGAGCTGATCGTATTGCCCGCATCGGTGAACATTCCGGCGGTGGTGTCGCGCAGCTCGTAGGCTGCGGAACCGATGTCCGAGAAGGCGTTGCGCATCTCGTTCTTCGCGGCTTCCGCGCCCTTGGCCCACGCCTTGAACGTGGTCTGGAATCTGGCGGAGTTCACCGCACGGTCGGCCTTGCCTACAGCCGTGCTGAACCCCTCGAGCCCGTTCTGGCTTTCCGCCAACGCGGAATACAGGCCCGTGGCGATGCCCCACACGCCCTTGAACGAGTCCTTCAGATAACTGGCCTGTTCGACCACCTGCTTCATCGACGCGACGATCTCGCCGGTGGCTCGGGTCTTATCCACCCAGTCGGCGAACTTCGAGGTCATGTCGCTGAAATAGGAGGCGGCGCGCGGCAGGTACTGGCTGGTGCCGTCACCCAAGCGGAGGAACGACTTCACCACGCTCTGCAATCCCGGATTGAGATTGTCCACGGCCTCGGAGGTGCGGGAGAAGATCGTGGAAAGCTCGCCGGCCTTGTCGGACTCGCGGATGATGTCCGCCAGCCCCTCGACCACCTTGCCCTCGCTGGAAGCGACGCCGGTCATGCCGGGGATAAGCGTGCCGCTCACATCGTCCATCAGGCTTCTGATGGCGGGGCGTGCCTTCTCGTAGAACGCCTCGTCCATCGCGTCGCCGAAACCGGCGAGCTTCGTGGACGCGATGTCGATCTGTTCGCTGAACGTGGTGCCCTTGTCGCCCCACGCATGCTTGAGCACGACGAACGCCGCACCCAAGCCGGTGATAGCGGCGGGAGCCGCGAACGCTGCCTTGCTCATGGCGCCGAGACTGGATGCCACGCCAAGCACGCTGGAGGAGAGGTTCACCGCTCCGGCGGACAATCCGCCGATGACGGTGCCCACCGCACCCAGCACGGGAACCTTCGTATCCAACGTGTCGAACAGGTTCACCAATCGCTGGAACTGGTTGTTGACGCCGCGCAGACCGGTGGCCCCGTAGATCATGCCGTCGATGAGCTTGCCCATGTCCGTGGCATGCAATCTTGCGTAGATCTCCACGCTGCGCGGACGGGTCAGGTACATGAGGTGCGCGGACGCCGCGGCCGACTTCAGGTCGAGGTCCATTTCCAGCTTGTCGTGGTCGTTCTGGAAATCACGGGCCTTGCGGCGGGCCTTGCTCACATCGAGGTCAAGGTCGGCCACATATTTGAAATCCTTGTCACGTCCGGCGAGATGGCCGGCAGTGTTCATGCGGTCGATGGCCTGCCTGTAGGAGTCCTCTATCTCCTGGGGCAGGTTCACGTAACGGCGGCGCAGGTCGTCCAGTTCGCGTTTGAGCTTGTCGGCTCCGTCCGTGTAGAACTTGACGTGGGCTTCCTTGCGGTTCAGCTCGTCGGTCTTGCGGGCCACGTTCTCGAGGTCGGAGATGACCTTCGCGTAACGGTCGATGTCGATGCGTATCCTCGCGTCCGGATCGTCTCTCAGCCGTTTTATCTCTCGGTCGATTCGCGCGATCGCAAGATTCGCTTCGTTCATCTCCACGACGTTCGATCCGAGTGGCTTGAACTTGAGGATCGCGTCCTGAAGCTGACGAATGTTCTTGCGGGTCTTGCCCAGAACCCGTTCGCTCTGAGCGCCGTACTTCTTCTCCAACGCGGTCTGCTTGGAAAGAATCTGGCCATACTGCTTCGCGTACCGGGCGGACACCTTCCATCGGTAGCCGTTGTCGGATGCGGTCTTGATGGCCTTGCCCATACGTTTCGCGTTGCCGCGGACTCCGTCAAGCTCCTTTTCGAGCCTGCGGAGGCTGGTCATCGCCTGGTCGAGTTCGACCTTCGGAGAGATTTTACGGTCGTTGATGCCATCGACCATTTTCCGCAGTGTCTTATCGTCACCGCGAATCTCGACCGTCTTGGTCAGGTCATCGGACTGTATGCGCCGTTTCGTGGCGGTCCAGCTCGCATCGTCAACGTCCACGTTCAGTGGAATGTCGAGACTTTCGTCCGCGTAACGTGCGAGCTTGCGGCGCAATTCCGCACCGAAGTCATTGGTGTCCGGGTAGATGCTGATGCCAACGGCACCGCCCTCGTATACGGCCATTGGTGAACCTCTTTTCGGTTATCGGGAGGAGAGCAGGGCCTTCATCGACTCGAGGCTCGCCTCGACCGGCTTTTCCGGCTGTTCCGTGTCCGGGGGAAGGATCGGCGTGAACTCTGGGTGCTTGCCGTTCTTGGTTTCCATGAGCCCGCACGTCAACGCGCCCACATGGTTGAAGATGCCCAGCAGGAGGCTCGTGTCCTGCGAATAACGGTGATAGGAGAGCATGCGTCGTGATTCGCCCTCATCGGCGGTTGCGGATTGCATGGGATGGTTCAGCAGCCATTCGCGGTACAGGGACTCGTCATAACCCGACAAACCCTGCAGGAGCCTTACGAGGAACCCGCCGTCATATTTGTGGATGGCGGCGGGCATATCAAGGTTGTAGAAGCGTCTGAAGTCGCAGGTCAGTTCGACTGGGCAGTTTCGGTAGGCTTCCTCGACGCTTCGGATTTTCCCAGTTCGATCCGGTAGAACATGCTCAGGTTCAGGAACGCGGAGAACAGGACGTTGCCGTCACGGCCCGTGGCCCACTTCTCGTAGGCTTTCTTGTCCGTGGCGAGACCCTTGTAGAAGTCGTTGGAGATGGATACGACGCGGGCGATGACCAGAGCCGCGTCCATCGGGTCCTTGCCGTCAAGGTTTGGCATCTGCGTGTCCAGAAGGGTGAGGAGCACGGTGAAGTCGGCGGACTGTCCCGCGTTGAAGTCACATGCCCTGACGAGTTTCGGGAGTCCGTTGAGCTCCGGGTATTCCTTGACGAGTTGTTCGAACGTTTCGGGGAACTTCTGAGTTGGTTCCTCGGTGGTGTTTTTCTTGGCGGTCATTGCCGTCCTCCTATCCGTGAAGCCTATCCGTGAATGGAGAACCCCCATACGGCCCGGATAGGAGAACCGTATGGGGATGAATCAATGTCAGGCGGTGGGAGTCGGCAGCTTCACCCCGCCGAGAGTGGAAGGCTGGCCCGCGAGCCGGATATCATTGCCAGCCTCGACTGTGGCCGGCGGGTCTCCACCATCCGCAGGACGGACGGTTGCGGACCCTACTTGAAATCCTCCGGACTGAACAGCGCGTAGCCTCCAGTCTCACCGTTCGGGCCCTTCTTCAGGACGTCGGTGGACTTGACCACCGCGTTGAAGCTGAACTCGGCGAACTCGTCGCCGGTCAGGTCGATGGTGTCGAACGTGAAATCGGTCTCCGGCAGGTACAGGCCGAAGGACAGTTTGTCGCCGTCGTCGTAGGCGAGGACGAACAGGGCGAGCTTCTGCACGATCGGCTTGATGGGCACGATCACGCCGCCGTGGTCACCATCCCAGCCGCCGGTGACCTTCTTCAACGTCGCCTTGTCTCCCTGGACGCTGGCGCCGCTGACGGTGATGGTCGGGGCTTCGGTGGAAGTGCGTGCGGCGGCCATCAGCCACGTGTCGATGGTGGTGGTGTCGCCGCCGTCCTTGCTGAAGCTGATCTTGTTGGAATTGGACGTGTGGCCGAGATTATCCCAAACGAGAGTGTCCGCGGTGCCGACCTGCACACTACCGGAGTTCAACAGAAACTGTTTGACGCCGGCGGTCGGGATGGCGGTCTTGGCCGGGGCCGTGAACACGGTTCCTCGCGCGGCCTGAAGCAGCGCATCGCCGTTAATAGCCATGATGGTTCCTTTCGGATATTGGATTTGGGTAAAAGAAAAGGGCCGGCCATGTGGCCGACCCCTGTAGGTCAGATGAGGTCCCGCGCGTCCATTGATGCGTCGAAACCGTATTCCTTGATGTTCTTGCCTTGGTTCTCCTTGGCGTCGCTGCGACGCTGGGGAAGGTCGATGCTGTTGATTCGGCTGATCTTGCCCGCCGAGGTTTTCTCCTCGAACGGCCACCCCATGACGGTGCGGTACAGGTTGCGGGCGAGGCCGCTCGGATTGTTCGTGTCGGCTGCGAGAACGGTGAACGACACGGTGAACCGCCACAAACCCCTATCGACCTGCTGTCCGGGGGACACCTCGTAGAGGATCACGCGACCATTCTCGGCCACGGCGTTCAGATCGAGGTCGATTTCGCTGTAGACGGCGACCGATGTCCAATCCTCGTTCGGGTATTCCCTTTGCAGCAGCTCGTAGACGATCTGTTCGGCGTCGATGCTTTCGCGCACGTCGATGGCGAGATGTTTGAAGATGTTGTCCATGACGGCCTACACCTTCAGCTTCGAGGCCACGTTGCGCATGGAATGCATGCCCGCCAAACGGCGTCCGGCCCGATTGTTGACATAACCGAACTCCAATGCGGAGGCGATCTCCGTTCCCTCGCGCCCCTTGACGCTCAGCACGACCTGATGGTCCTGAGCGTGGCCGGGACGTATGGAGACATCGATACGATCCGACAAGTCCGCTCGGGCGACGGCATGGTTACGGTCGTTGACCGTTCCGGCCCCCATCTGCGCCTTGACCATGACGGCCGCTTTCTCGGCTGCTTCGAGGGTGATTCCGGGGCCGAACATGAGCGCTATGTCACGGCCTATCCTCGGTTTGATGGTCACGCGGCCCATTGGCGCCCACCTCCTTCGACCATTCGGGTTCGGGAATTCCGCCGGGCACGTAGCCGCCGATGACCACGCGGCGGCAACGAACCTCCCAATGCTGGGAAAGCACGCTGCCGCTGCCACGCCATGTCGGATAACCGTCGGCGTCATACCAGTCGCCCTTGTACCAGATGCGGGAGTGAATGTCGCCGGGCCATTCGCGTGCGAGAATCTGCAGGGGCGTGACCTCCTGCAGACCGCCGCCGTTCTGGCCGGAAGGGCTTTTATCCTCGGCTCCGGAGATGGAGAACATGCCGGCCTGCTGGGCGCGGCCCTCCACGGAGCACACGACCTTCACCGGGTCGCCCACCTGCTCGTGGTAGCCGCCATGCGCGTCCTGCACATGACGGCGGTTGACCACGACCACGTAATCCGTGTCGAACAATTGGCGGACGCCATGGCCGGTCAACTCCGTACGGTCATACAGGTGGCCTCCGCCAAGCTCGTCGATATCCACCCCGTCGTAAAGGTGGCCCATGTCATAGGTCTCCATAGGCGCCTCACATGCCGTAGGCGCGGTCGAGACCAATATGCACGGTGCCAATCGGGCCCGTCGAGTCGGAATGGCCTTCCAGCAATGCCTTCTCGCGTTTCGACACGTACAGGTTCATGGAACCGTCCTTGCCGGGCGGATTGTCCTGAGCGTCGAAATTCGTGTACCCATAGGAGCCGTTCGTTTCGGTCTTGAACTGCCGGTAGCGGACGATGCGCAGCACCATCTGGCTCACCACGTAGCCGATCGTGCGCTCCTTCAGCAGGCCGTTCTGGTAGCGCGGGGCGGCGTTCTGGCATTCGGCCTGAACCATGTCGGCGGCGATATTGCACTCGTTGAGCAGCCAGGCGTTGGGAAACCGGTCAAGGAGAAGGTCGGGCTGGTCGAGCGCGTTGACGCGCAGCCATTTCAGCCAGTCGATGGAATCGATGGAGGCCACGGCCCCTCCTTACTGTCAGAGCACGGACGCCTTAGCGGTGCTGACGGCCTCCTGCAGGATCGGCATCATCGTGCCGTTGGCCCACAGGTCGTACTTGACGGGAGCGCCGCCGGAGAACATGGCTCCGATGAAACCGTCGTTCACGCTCTTGTTGATGCCGTATTCGGCGTCCTGACCTTCGGCGGTCGGACCGGAGGCGGTGAAGCCGAGACCCGTGTCGTTGTACGACGGGAACATGATGAACGTGCCGTTGGGGATCAGCGTGTTCGTGTCCACCGGCATCTTGAAGCCGTTGTTGACCTCGAGATCGGTGTACAGCACGTCGATCATGCGCACGTCGGCGAGGCCGCAGGCGGTACGCAGCACGTCCAGCACTTCGGCGCGGGTCAGGCGCGGCTTCGAATTGGCAAGGGAAACGCCCGTGTATTCGGTGATGAACGACTCGTTGGTGCGCAGCGCGTCGATGACCTTGCTGGTGGTCAGCGCGGCACCCGGAGTACGGCCACGCTCCTTCTTGATGGCGTCCACCCACTTCTGCACGTCGGTGACCGGATCGGACTTCACGTCCGACCAGACTTTGGCGGGAGTGAGCTTGGAGATGCTGGTCGGACGGTCGAACGTCCACGTGTTGGCCTTCAGGCCGTTCTCCTCGACGGTGATCTTCGCGTCCACCATGGCGGCGATGCGGGCCAGTTCGATGCGTACGGCGGCTTCCTGGCCCAACTGGGTGAGGATTTCCACGGCCTTGTCATGCAGCCACGTGGAATCGCCCGTGTGGTTGATGACGTCGCGTTCGGAGATGTGGCCCATCTTCGACAGCGGGATAAGGCCCGTGTAGTTCTCGCCGGACTGGGCGACGGTCTTGCCGTGAGCGGCCTCCGCGTCCCAGGCGCGGAACTTCATGGCGTCGGTCTCCTTCGGCGGGATGATCTTCTGCCACGTCACCGTGTCCTTGCCGTCATTCGACTTGACGGGGAACACGGAGCCGAACGGCAGCAGGCCGTCGATGAAATCGAAGCCGGACTGCACCACACCCGACGCCTCGGACGGGCTGATGATGTTCTTTTCCAGGGTTCCACTCATTGAGGGTTCCTTTCAGATATACGAAAGCCCGCCACAATGGGCGGGCTTATAAGGGTTGTTGGATTGGTTACTTGGCGATGCCGGCTGTCTTGAGTGCGGTCACGATGTCCGCCGCGCTGGCGCCCGCCGCGATGGTCACCTGCTTGACGCCGCCGAGCGCGTTCGCCGTGGCGGCGGGCAGCGTGTAGGCGGGGGGAATCGTCGGCTTGTCCTTCAGGCTGTTGTAGGAGCCGTCGAAATTCGAGTTGCCGGTGCCGGCGCCGATGGCGGTGCGAGCTGCGGCGGCATCGTTGGCGGTCAGGATGCTGCGGCCGACGGTGGAGGCGTCGGTGATGTTCGCCGCGGTGACCGTTGCTGGAACCGTGATGTTGGAGGTGGCCGAAGCGTTGGACAGCGGGGTGACGGTATCGTCCTCGATGTCGAAGAAGCTGCCGCCCCACACCGCGCCGTCGGCGGGAACGACCGGCAGCTTGCTCTTGATGATGTCACCACGGTAGCGCATGCCGACGTTCGCACCGTTGACCACATCCCAGCCGCCGAACGTGACGCTGATCTCCACCATGCTTTCCAGCAGGCCGGCGATCTTGTTCTGACGGCCATCGGTAGCATTCGGGTCATACGGGCCGTATTCGCCGCTGGCGGTGATCTTGGCCAGCGGGATGCCGCTCTTGATCCAGATGGTCGTGGCCTTGTCGCCCAGGCCGGTCAGGTATTTGTCGCGCTTCGTCTTGTCGTTCACGTTGAACGTGGACAGGTCGAGGGTGACGCTCACGGTGCCGTCATCGGTGTGGTTGCCGAAACGCCACTCGTTGTTCTCCTCCACGGTCACGATGCCGGTGGAGCGCACATTCTCGTATGCCATGTGCTTTTCCTTTCGATTGAATGTTTGTGGTTACTTGGCGGAGCGGGCTTGGCGCCTCTGCTCCTGACGTGCCTTGGCGGCGGCGTATCCGTCCGCGAACGAGCCGGAACGAATCTTCGGGTCTCCCTCGCCACGGGTACGTGCCCCTTGTTCGGCCTTCTCCCGCACAGGTTCTGCCTTCACCGGAGACGTAACTGGATTGAGTGCCGCGTATTTTTCGGCCCATTCGGAAATCTTCTCCGGTTCGGTCTCACCGCACAGGGCGAACACGTCATCGCTGATCTGCGGGTGGGCCTTCTGGGCCTTCATGCGCGCGTTTTCCACCTGCAAGTCATGCAGCTGGCTCTGGGACTCCTCGTAGGCGGCTTCGGTCTTGCGAAGCTGCTCGTAGTTGTCCTTGGCCTGCTTCTCGTGCTTACGGGACAATGCCTTCCAGTCGGGGCCGTTTTCCGTCTCATCGACACTGTTCGCGGCAAGTTTCTCGGTGGTCACTGCGTTGGCGATGATGCTCTGGTGGGTCACGCTATTGGCGGCGAGATTGGAAGCGGTGATGGGACCAGTGATCGAGCTGTTCGCGATGTAATCCGTACCGGTATTGGCCGTGACGGTCTGACCGGCGTTCTGAGAACCGTCCGTGACGGTCTGATTCTCCTGATTGTTAGCCATGATGGCCTTTCTTGGTTAGGCAGCGGTGCCGAGCATCGACTGCACTTGGTTGAGCAGGGCACGTTGGTATGCCCATGATTGCCTCAGATGGATCGACGGCTTGAACCTGTAGGTTCGGCCCTCGTATCTGAAGTGGACTTCCTTGCCGGTGTCGGACACCTGCTTGTAGCGTTTGGAGAACTCGATCGCACGGTCCTTCATCCGCTGGAACTGTTGGAGCGTGGTTTTCCGGTCCGGCGTGGTCCACTTGTCGGAATCCTTGCCGGGAACCGGGTTCGGCGTATCCCTCGCGTCCTGCGCCATGAGGATCGGGCCGAGTTCGCCGTGCGTGATGGTCTTGACCCTCACGTTCTTCAACGCCGCCGCCGTGGTGCCTCCGGCCTGTTCGTAGAGCTTTTTGAGATCGTCGGAGTTCAATTGGAATCCGGGATCGTAGTCGGAGCCCGCAGGGGCGACGCCGCACTTGCAGTTCGCGTGCAGGGGGAGCAGGGCTGCGGTCGAATACCATCGGTCTGCGGCGGCTATGCACAGGCCGCACGAACCGGAACGGGAAAGCTCCGGATGAAGCACCCTGCGGTATTCGAGCACCTTGCTGCCGCGATACCGGCCCAATGTGGCGTCGGTGGAGGCCCGTTCCACGTTGTCCCACACGTTGGTCTGCAATCGCTGCAACGCGGATTGCAGCCACTTGTTGACCTCATCGAACAGCTCATCACCCTTCTTGGGCCATGTTTCCGGCCTTATGCCGGGGTTCTTGACGGCCTCGCCGCGATAGTCTTCTGCGGGGCGTGCGGCCACCAGCCACGGGTCGGTGTTGACCCTCGGATAGACGAGCTGCTGCACATTGCCGGCGGGAGCGACGCCCACCATGCGCAGCGTCTGGTCAGCGTAGCTGATTCCCAGCCTGCGCACCTGGCCTATCAGGGCGAGTTCCAGCAATGCGAGCCTCGCGGCTGCGCCGTAGGTCACGGCGTCGTTCCACCAGTCGGCTGGCGTGAGGCTGAGCCACATGGTGCGGGCCAGCCTCACATACTCGTTGACGAGCCTCTGACGTGAGGATTGGAGCGCGTTGGATGCGACCTCCAAGGTCATAACGGCCATCATTCACCGTCCACGGTCGGGGGCTCATCCGCCTGCACCACGTCGTTTTCACTCGTGGTATCGGTGAACGCGAGAGAATCCGTCTCGTCGGGCAGGACGCCCGCCGACTGCTGGGAGGTCTTGCCTTCGATCATCGCGTTCTCGGAGGCCATGGCCTGAGCGAACTGCGTGTCCATGAGGTCCTGCATGGCCTCGGCTATCTCGATCTCGGTCATGCCGTAGCTGCGGCGCATGTTCGTCTTGACGGGAAGAATGCCCTTCGAATAGTTCGCGGCCTGAGCCTGCTCCAACTGTGATGGAGGGTTGATGGGCTTCCACACGGTCTCGAACCGTTCGCCGGCGGCGCTGTTGCCATCGGCCTCCAACGCCATGCGCATGAGACGGGTGAACCCGTCATTGGCACGCGCGTTCATGTCCTCGACCTTGAACACCAGACCCTCGCGCTTGAGCTGTGCGCCTTCCGCGCTGCCGGAAACGTCCGGGCTGAGAATATCCAACGGGGTGCCGGAGGAGGCGGCGAGATGCTTGATGTCGGAAGCCACGGCGGTGATGAGCGGGTTGATGTCCGTGACGCCGGACTCCCAGAACTTCGCGTCACCGGGAACCAGCCACAATGCGTCGGGCCCCTGCTGGAACAGATCCTTGTAGTCGATACGGTCTCCGGCCTGAGCCAAACCGTCACGAACCTGCGGGTCGGACTCCTTGTAGAACTGAGGCATGTTGCTCATCGACACGGCACGCTGCTTGAACGCCTGCAATTCCTGAATGCAGAAACGCTGGAAACGCTGCTGGTCGATGCTGCCCAATGTAGGGATATGCGGCTCGAACTGGCCCTTGCCGCCCGGCGCGTGCATGCGCACGATGGGAAGGCATTCGCATTTCTCCGCGAAATCATAGGAGCTTTCCGCACCGCCATCCCATTGGAACGTGGGTGACAGCGTTGGATGAATCTTGGAATCGTCGTTGGCGATGCCGTATATCTCCTCCTCGTCGCCTTCTTCAAGGAGGCTTCGGGAGTCGGTCTCGTTGTAGGCGATGCGGCAGTAGACGTCCTTCACGCTGCCGTCATCATTGCGTATCAGACGGTAGAGGGCGAGATATTCGCAGCCCTCGCTGGCCTTGTACCAGTAGTTGACCGCCGAATCCTCGTCCGAGGAGACGTACGTGTTCCACGGGCTGAGCACCGTGATATGCGATGGCAGCTTGTTCTTGTTGACCAGTGCGTAGGCGTTGCCGTATACGGCGAGATCGTGGAACATCTGACGGCTCTTCAATTCCATGCGGCACTGAGACCACATGTCGTCCGCCTTAGTGGAACGCATCGTCTTGTCGGCGATGAGCCGGAACCCGGTGGGCCGCTGGCGGTGTATCACCGCATCGGCGATGGCCTTCGCCAAATCCAATTGACAGATGGAGACGAACCTCTGGTAGACCGCGTAGCCGGACTGGTTGGTGCTTTTCGGAATCGATTTGACCGGCACCTGCTCCTTGCCGTCATAGAACGTCTTCAACGTGCATAGGGTCGGAATACGGGATACGAGGCCGTTCGCCAGCTGGGTCAGCAGCATGGCATCGCCGTCAGGCTCCTCGTCGCCGGGGATAAGGCTCTGCAGTTCGGCCAATGCGGCCTCCTTTCATCAGATTCACCAGACGCGCACGGGGGCGAACGACTCCTCTTCGTTGGAAACGGCGGCACCCAAGTAGATGTCGCGGGCACGGTAGGCGAGGAGCCCGGCCATGGCGGCGTCGATCTTATGAGGGCTGTTCGGGGTCTCCTTGAACACGAGGTATCCTTCGGGCTTGTCCTTGCGGCGTCCGTTGCGGAAATGGTCGATGAGCCGAGGGTCGGCGAACAGTTGGATGTTCGTCACATCGGGCTCGTCGTATTTGGATATGGTTCTCATGGGCTCGTTGAACGCGGCGCGCATGGTCTTCAGTTCGCTCATCACGTCACGCTTGTAGCCGTTCATCGGGAAGCGGATGTGCGAGCCGTTTGACCTCGGATACACCTGAAGCCTGTCACCGTAATCCAATTCCCATTGCGCGATGTACGGCTCCCATTCGTCCGTGTCCGCGAACATGCCGACCACGTTGTAATGGTTGAACACCCAACGCACCCTGCCGTCGAAGCTGTCGCGGTCAACACGCCATTTCGCGCCCTGAGGGCCGTCCGGCTTCTGCTCCAATTTGATGAGGAACAGCATGCCGTCACGCACCCTGCAACCCACCAACGCGGTGGAATCATCGGACACGGAGCCATCGAAGCCCAACGTGATTTCATCGGTGTCGGAGACCACCTGCTGCCAAGCGTCGTTCAACCGGTTCAGGTCACGAGAGGCGATGGCCTTGTCCACAATGTCACGATGAACCGCATGCGATTTGATCATGTCCTCGGTCAGCCACGCATCCACGGCGGAAGCCAGCGAGTTCAAGTAGAACCTGATCGCGTTGTTCGGATCATATGCGGGGTCGAGAATCTTCTTCACGGTTCGCCGCAGATCGCACCAACCGTACTTCGAGGGGCCGGGCTCCACGCCCTCGTCCCTCAACGACCAGCCTTCGGCGGAACGCCCATCGGGGCCGACCGGCACCATGCGCCCATCGGGAAGGAAGATGTAATCCTTGACGTCAGGTGATTTCATCGCGGAACCGTACGCCTCGTAGATCGCATGCTCAAGCTTCTCGTCGTCGGCGAAATCATCCAACGCCAAGTCGGCGTAACGATGGTCGAACAGCAGGTCCTCCCAGCCACGCAGACGGCCCTCCATGAGATCATGCGCGGTCTTGAACGCGCGTTCGGCCACGCTGTCCTCGCCCGGCTGATACATGGTCGTGGTCATCAGATACCACGGGTCTGCGGCGACGCCACGCTTCGTGAGATTCTGGGTCATGATGTCGAACAGGTCACGCAGACGCTTGTTGTTGTACTGGTGAACCTCGTCGAAGCACACGAACGTCTGCAGACCACCGTCCTTGCTTCGCGCGGCGGCTGTCGAGTATCGAATCTCCATGCCGGTCTTGGGCCACAGGATACGGGTCTTGCCCGCGTCCATGCCATCACCGGCCAAAAATCGCAGATAGCCTTCGGTGCAGTTGTAGTAGATGGTGTCGTAAACCTCGCCAGTCTGCTCCTCAGCTGTAGCCAAGCAGACCACGAGCGGCGATTTCACCGGACGGCCCATCGGCTCGCCCTTGCGATACGTATAGGTCTTGCCAAGAAACGTGTAGGTTTCCCCGCCTTTCGCCCAACCAGCGAACCGGCACGGGCCGAAAGCCTCGAACATCGCTATCTCGGCGGCGAAACCGCTCTTGTTGCAGCCTTTCGGACGTGCGAGGAACACCTGTCCGAACCTGCGCCGCCCATTACGGTCAAGCGCATAGCAGTCGATGATGAACTGGAAGTATTCGGGGGAGTGGCGGATACGCATGCCCTTCGCGTCTCCGCGCCCGATGAGCGTGAACGTCTCAATCCACCACACCGCCAGACGGCCCAGCGAACGCTGCCTGTCCTTCGCTGTCAGCTTGGGAATGACGTCATGCATCAGAGCACCGCCCGCGCACGATCATCGAAATCGTTGTTCGGGTCATCGGGAATCTGGAAGCCCACGATCCCAGCGGCCATGTCGTTGGCCTGCGACTCCTCCATCTTCAGTTTGCGTTTAGCGTCGGGGGTATCACCATACTGGTTCATGGACTGGCGCATCTCCGGGGCCAGACCGTCATAGGAGCGTTTCTTGATGCTCTTGTCCATGACGGCCAGCTTGTAGAAGAAATTCCACCACTCCCATTTCGTGCGCAACTGGCGCGCCTGAGGGGTACGACGGAAAGCGTCATAGTATTTACGGACGAACGGGCTCCACACGCCATCGAGCAGATTCAGTTCGGAAGCGTCCGGCAGTTCGGGGCCGATGGGCTCCAACTCCTCGAACGTCCAATCCTCTGGCACCTTATCCAGCGGCGCTTCGGAAGCATAGCCTCCACCCGTCTTGGGTTTCGCGGCCTTCCTGCCATTCCCAACCATGATGATTCACCAGCTTTCGGCCCGTGACGGGCTTCGTTCTGCAGAAGGCGCGTCAGACGTGGCGTCGCACGCACCTGTAATGGAAAATCGCCCGATTCTCGAACGACGGGTCCCCACCGTCCTCGGGCGGGACAATCCACGCGGGAGTACCAGCGTCGGGACTGTCGATGTCTTTTGAAACCGGCTTGCCGCAACCCCTGCACGTGCCATCGCACTTCGCCCAGATGTCAGCCTCCGTGAAAGCCCCATACGTCATGCTCCGCACCGGCTCCGGGGTCAACGGCTCCGATTCGATGATCGGATTAGGATCACTGGCCAACGTCGTATACGGGTGCTTCGCCCGAAACCGTTGAAACCGTTTACGGCAAGTAGGGGAGCAGAAAATCTTCGAGGAACGGGTCAATTGGAACGCCATGCCGCACATGGGACACACCCGAGCGCGGATAGGCGTCACCGGCCTACCGGAATAAGCCTTGCGATTGTAATGACTCCGACACAATCCATCGGCCGCGGCAAGCTCGCCGCAACCCGTTACGAGACAGTCCGTCGATACGCCGGATGCGAATACCATTCCTCTTCCTTCCGACGCTCCCTGTTCTTACGACGCTGTTCGGCGGACTCCTGACAGGTTTTCTGCTCGTGATGGTATTGGCACAGGGATTGCAGGTTCTCGGAGGAGTCATCGTCATGCGACGGGTTGCGAACCTTGTGATCCACTTGATTGGCCGGACGGCCACAGATATGAGTGAAACCGAACTCGTCGGTCACCGGCCACTGGCAGCGATGATGGTCGCGCTCCAATATCAGCTTGCGAGTCCGCTCCCAACCCGGATTGAACCGTTCCCTGCGATTCGAACTCGACCAAGCCATGACGACTCCTTGATAAAGGGGACGGTGCCGTCCGTTGCGCAGCATAAGCAGCGAGAGAAAGGACGTGTTCTGCGGTCGGACGGCACCTAGAGGCAATGGCCGGACTCGAACCGGCGACCTGACGCTTACGAGGCGTCCGCTCCACCAAACTGAGCTACAATGCCACGTCTCCCACAAGGGGAGAGCTATTCAGTTATTACCGTGCAGCATGGCATGAAGCCGCCGCCGGCGACTGGCAATGACCGAGAAGCTGTCACCGCCAAGAGGCGCCTCTTCTCGAAGGCGTTGTGAGTGCCGGGGTGGACTCGAACCACCGACCCTATGACCGTAGCCATACGCTCTAGCCAACTGAGCTACCAGCATCGCATACCCGGTGAGAATCGAACTCACGTCTGCGGTTTTGGAGACCGTCGTTCTACCAACTGAACTACGGGCATATAGGTCGTAATATTTCGCACCAGGACGTCCGACCAGCCGTCCACGCGGAGAGAGTGGGAGTCGAACCCACACGCCCGTCAGGGCAGACTGTTTTCGAAACAGTTGCCGCCGCCAATCGGCTGGCCTCTCCAAGTCTCGCAACGCGCCGCACGAATATAATGCGACGATCTCCGGGCGCTACCCGACGTTCTCTGCGACCGGGACACCCTAGGTATTCAGCCCCAGTCCTAACAACCAGATATTTGGCACTACATTGCGATTGTGGCGGCAGAGAGAATCGAACTCCCATTGCCAAAGGCAGTCGGGTTACAGCCGACGCGCACTCCACGTGCCTACCGCCGATTCGAGGTGGTGGATTGCGTTTTACCACCAACGCCGAGCATGTGATGCACTAACCGTGTACCGCTGTAGCGTTCCTCGTCACACTTCCCCCGCTAAAGGGTGCCGCTAAGCCGTGACGCAGCCTTAACCCGGCATACATGCAATCCGGGTTTATTCAGCCAACCTCATAAAGCATCAAGGGAGCGACCCTCGATACTTCGCGGATGGTGCGAGATTCGAACTCGCGGAACGCCAAAACGACGTTCGGCGGCTTAGCAAGCCGCTGCAATCAGCCGGACTCTGCCAACCATCCAAACCGCACCCGGTTCAAGAAAACGACGTCAATGCAACCCCACGTGAGCCAACGGCCTACGCATTAATTAGTAGTAGTTGTATTGATGACAATTTCAAGGTGCGGCAAATACAGAAAACCCTGACGCCAATGGCATGCGGGGTGGATAACAATATGTCGGGAACCTGAGCCTCGCTCCAATCCCCGACAATCTATCTACACGACAGTCTACTCATACCAAGCGTTGCAACAAGCGTTGCACAGAAACCAGAAAAGGCGACAGCCCGAAAACCGTTGCAATCATTGGTGTGACACACCATGTCACGCTAATTCAAAAAAGTCTGGGAACGGCATTCACGGGCGAAACCAGACACCTAGCGGCCTTGTTTTTTTATTGGGTGGGGGTACCCCTCCCGGCCCTATGTGGGCGTGTCTACTCGTTGGTGGTGGTGTCGCGCGGGTGTGTGCGTGGGCGTGCGTATGGGTGTGTGTGGGCGGCGCGTGCCTATGCGTGGTGTGTGTGGTCGTGCGGTCGTGGCGTGGCTAGCCCTATCCGTGTGGCCGTGATGTGGCCGTGTGCTGTGTGTGGTGGGTGTGGGGCTGTCCTGGCTGTTGTGTGGTCGTGCCCGTGTGTGGGCGAAGAATGATAGCAGTGTGGTGTGGTTTGTCAATCTTGGTGTGTCGTGGCTCAACTTTCGAGAGTTGAGCGTGGTGGACTCAGGTTTTGTTTTTGATATTTCTTATTGAGAATATTCTCGTTAAGCCTTTATTGGGTATATAAGGTATATACCCGCGATTTTTCGTCGTGAATCACAGGTTTCGACACGCCGATAAATGTCAATGTTTTCAACGGTTTATGTGGTGGTGTGATTGTACAATTTGACATCCCCTTATGGGGTTGCTTATGATGGAGCCACAACGAAACGAGAACACAGAAAGGAACCCCGAGATGAACACCACGGAGATTAAAGCCAAAGCATTTAGGGCGGCGGTGGACCTAGCCACGGTATGCAAGCCCTGCACCTATGACAACGTGCTGGACCTCACGGCCATGTCCCTCGGTATCGAGATGGACGACAACGAGGAATACCCCGCCGAGCTCTACCGCAAGTTTGACCGCGTGTGGGCCGAGCTCAACTACTGACAGCGCCGCCGATAGGCGGGTACTGGGTTCGAGCCCCAGCGGCGCACGAAGTCCCCGGCGATAGGTGAGAGCTATCCCGAGCGACATAGAGAGTTTGAAAATTGAATAGTGTTACCGAACGTCGGGTAGGTCCCCGACATCTGATCACAGGTCAGTGAGGAATGTGAGCGGGTATCCGGCATGGAATTGTCCCCGCTATGAACGTCGCCACTGGATAGAGTGGCAGACGCGGGGAGATAACCGCGCGACGGCTAAACCGGACGTTTGAAATTGTATAATTGGGCCCACTGAACCAGAGTGAGGTGAGCCATGAGTCTTAGGGAATTAAGGCAGAAGCGAGGATATACCCAAGAACAGCTAGGTAACAAGGTAGGCATGACGCAAGGTCGTATTGCCGACTTTGAAGCCGGTCGTAGATCCATCGGGAATATGACGCTAGACAATGCGTTGGCTATCTGTGACGCTCTACGTGTTAGTAATCCTCGCAAGCTGTTAGAGGCTGACAAGCCAAAAGAAAACACTAGCGAAAGCTAGGTGTGCGCCCTAATCAATTCTTTGCCTGACTGTGGGCATTGTACACAGTTGGCCTAGCTCACTGGGTTTATCCCATAGTCTAGGCACTGGGTCGTTTGGCCCCTCGGTTGTTCCGTTCGGGACATAAAGCGAAAGCCGCAAGCGTCCACAGCACTTGCGGCTTTCGTGTTCCCCTGCGGAACTTGGCCCACACAAACGTGCGGGTCATCCTACAACCGAGAGGATATTAACCATGATATATGGTCTCGGCACCGTATGGCGCTGCGATTGCTGCGGCGAATACCATACTCTGCTAATCATAGACGATTACCCTAGGGTGATTGTCCTGATTGATGGCGTGGAAGTGCTGACGCTGAACGTCGGATAACACGCTATCGCGCCGGGGGTTCGTCCCCGGTTTCCTCTCGGTTGTATCAAACGTAAATGCCCCGCAAGTGTTGGTAGCGCTTGCGGGGCTGACCTTTATCTGCAATCAATAGAGGCGGTACCCAGTGTACTGCCTCACATGGAAGTGAGGACTATCATGCGTAAGAAGTTTGTTGCGGCTGTTGCCGCGTTCGCCGCCCTGTGCGGTATGGTGTCGGTTCCGGCCAATGCCGCCGAGACTACTCAGCCTATCCGTGAGGACGTTACCCCTCACGTGCTGGTTCCGGTGCCCGTGCCGGAATCCGAGCCGGTCAGTGAGCCGGAACCGGTGAATGTTGACGCTCTCGCCGCCGCTGTTATCCGTGGTGAGTACGGTGACGGTGAGGCGAGGCGTGCCGTTCTCGGTGATAATTATGACGCTGTACAAGCGCGGGTTAACGAGTTGGTGCCGGTTGCCGCGCCGGTTGTCAGCCAGTCGGTACAGGCCGCGCCGGCGCAGTCGGTGCCCCAGGCCGCGCCGCGATCCTACACATTTGAGGACGTCTACAATCTTGCCGTCAACTCGCCTTACTGCGAGCTCGAAGACGGTTCCGACCTGCCGCAATGCTACTGGCATGACGGTGCAGGCGACGGGAGCGAACCGCCTTACACGGATATCGTCTATATGCCTGACGGTTACGGGTACCAAGCTCATGAGGACACCATGACGGTGAGCGTATTCGCGCGTAACCCGTGGCTGTGACCTTTTACATGTCGGGCGGCATTCTCCGCCCAAGTTCATTCAGTCGCGCGGCTGTCTCCGCGCTTCATCAATTCAAGGGAGATTCAACAATGTCTATCGAGGAAATGTGGGACGCGCTAAAAGATGATTACGGTGTGTCCGAGCAGACTTTGCAAGTTGTCACCAATATCAACGGCTACAGTACCGACACCATGCATGACGTGCTGTACGCGGTAGCCGCCGAACGTCACTTCGATGGCGAGGTGGCATGATGGCACGCTATCATTACGCTTTCTACTGGACTTACGGTGTCGGCAAAAAATGGGATGACGGGTCATGGCCGGGGTATCTCATGGTGTTTGATTCGAGGGCTGAGCGTGACGCTTGGGTTGCCGACGACGTTTTTGATGGCAACTGGCATCGTGAGGCCATCACGGCAAAAGAGGCGCGTCATATCATGGCGGACACGGTTATCGGTTGCGACAATGAGATGATCGCACGGTTCGACGGTAGCCTGTCGGCTGTCGAACGGTACGCGCCCACCGTCGAACTGGTCGAGGCGTGGCAGCGTGTTGACATGCAGAATAACCCGGCTAGGTATTACGCGGAGTGATTGCCGTGATCGACCACTAGGGACGCGGCTATATGGTGCGAGTCCGTCGTTAAATCAATCGTTTCGGGACATGGCATTGAAGCCATGCCACCGCTGTTTTAAGGGAGCTAAACAAATGATTACCGCTAAGGATATTACGGATATGGCGGAGCGTGTTGACGCGAAACTGTTGCCGCTCGGTGACTATGAGGGTTTCGAGCCTTATGAGGGCATCTACCGTCTGGGCGATTACGGGTATGTCACCGAAACCGAATATAACGCGGCTTTCAAAGGCGAACCCTACTGGGCCCAGGACGCTTACATGCTGGAAGGCAACGGCGTAGGGTGTGGAAGAATCGCCCGACTCTACAACGACGGCGACGTTGAAGCGTTGTCCGATTACATCAATGAGCGTTTCGATAATGACCAGATGGACGACGTTTTCTACACTGAAGCCACTGAGGATGGCGAGTGTTGAGAGTCCGTCATGTTCTGCTTGTGGCCGCGCTAGTCGCGGCCATTCTCGTTCTTCGCGGTGTCGGGATTATCCAGCCGACACCGATGTGTTCCACGCCTTACGGCGCACATGACACCGCCACTTGCGTGTATGGCGATTACGCCTACAGGCATGGCGTGCAAGTCTGAATCAATCTGTGAAATGAGGTAATCGAAATGAAGAAGCTGGTTAATGACCCGTCCCGTAACGTGAATGCCGTGAGCGGCATGTGGGTGCGACTGCGCAAGGACGGTTCGAAATATGATGTGCGGTACGTGAACGCTAAGGTGAAGCGAGTCTGGTCGTTGTCCCAGACTTCGCAGGGTACGGCGTGGAACGTGCAGGCCAAGGGAGTCAGGTATGAGGATTTTCTCAACGGCATGAGGTCAAGCCAGACCGATTTGGAGCATGGTTGGATGCTCATACCCGATTCCGAACGCATGAAAACGGTGCCGGTGCCGGTGCCTACAGGCATGGACGCTAAAACGGTTGGCGGCATTGTCGCGCACCCATCGATCGATGCAAACTGGGAGTGTGAGGAGGAACGCTTCACAAGTAATATCCATTGGCCGGTGCCCATGCCCGAGGACGCGATTCTGGAAGACGAGTTTATGGATGATGAACCCGCGCCGGATACGCAGGAGATTCCCGAAGTACCGCCGAAGGTCAACACGTTCGCCGTTTCCTATTGCACGATGCCTGATCTGATGATGGCTAAGGAATGCCCCGAATTGCAAGGTTTGGGCCATATCCGTCACTTCCGTACCAGCAAGGGCCGCAAGGTGGCCTATGTTGCTTCGGCCAACGGCAAATGCGTTGTCGCCTACCGCGCACGTTATGAGCGGGGGAGTGACAATGTGCTGGAAAAGGCGGTGGCCGATTACGTGGCCGTCGCCCGTGACCTGTGGGCTAAGGCGGCGTGACATGAGCGAGCTGAGAGACAAGGCCACGCGACTGTTGTTGAAGTCGGCGTGGGAAATGGCTGATGACAACGAAGATGAGCTATCCGCCGTGTTCGACGGTCAGCATGGTTTCACGGATGACTTACGTAGGCGTGCGATCGATACCCTGGAGGGTGTCGGCTGTATGCCCAGTACGCCGCCTGACAATGATGAAATGGAACGTTTGACCGCTGATAGCGGTTTCACGTTGGACGTGCTGGATAAGAGAGCGCGTGAGGTTTACGACTGCGCCTATTCCACCACGTATCAGCGTTATCAAACCGCTATCGCCATGCTTATCGATGATTTGCTGGGAGTACTGTGATGGAAGTCAGGATATCCACGGCGAAGATTCGTGAGGTGCTGGAATCGTCCGGTTGCGCCTACACTGCCGAGAATATCGCGGCCGTGCGTGCCAACATTCCATTGCATACGTCCGATCTGATTCTGGCGGCGTTGAACGCCACCGATTTACCCGACAAGCGGTTTGCATTGCCGCTGTTCTAAGTTCTTGCCGTCCGGTGTTTTTCCCTCACTTCCGCTGGACGGCAACCCATTTTTCTACAAACCAAATCAATATTTTTTTAGGAGATTATTATGAGCGCCACTATCAAACTTACGTTGATCGATTACCGCGTCCGAGAATACTTGGACGACTGGCGGAGTAACCTTATGCTCACCCAATACGTGTATCCCGATGGCGAAACCCAACAGTTCATGAATATGTTGGGCGAACTGGACGGCGTGGCACACGATATTGAGGCACAGTATGAAGACGTGTTCTCGTTTGATGATTACGCCGATTTGCTTGGATCTCTGACACCTGAATGGCGCAAGGCGTTCCCTGACGCGCCGGACGGGTGGAAACACAAGGCGGGTGAGATTTACATCTACTAGTAAAAATTCGGATACTATTCTATCCCAATATGGTATATGATTGATACCATCTGTTAACCGTTAAGGAGGTTTATTATGGGTAAGCTGGTCGCCAATATTGATGATGATGTCAAGGCGCGTGCCGCCGCGCTCTACGATTCCATGGGCATGAGCCTGAGCACCGCAGTCAACATGTTTTTACGCCAGTCTTTGGTGGACAACGGGTTGCCGTTCAAGCCGACGCGGCACACGCCTGACGGCTATCCGGTGCCGCCTGTTCACAATGCCTACATGTTCGAGCGTTCGGAGAAGGGTCATGTGATACTGCCCGCCGATTGGGATGATTCGGAGGATAGCGTCTATGACCAGTACGCCAAGTGAACCGCGTCTGTATGACGTGTGGCTGATGTGGGTGGAGTTTCCCGACCATCCCGGTATCGGCAAGCCGCGTCCCGTGGTAATCACCGAGGTTGACGGTGATCTGGTGTCGGGCATTGTGGCGAAGATAACCGGCAACACTGATTGGGATGAGGCCGGCGACGTTCCACTGCTTGACTGGAAAGCCGAGGGACTGGCGAAGCCGTCGCTCGTGCGCTGTTCGCAACGCTTCTATTTCAACAAGAGCGAACTGTTGCGATGGTTCGGACGCCTCTCGTTGAGGGATGCCGAGCATGTCAACGACGGGCTTCAAGCCACGTTGGATATTCCACCATACAGGCGGAGCGTATAGCCGTTATCGTTTTCATGGCCTCATGGACTTGTTCTATGGGGCTGTTCTTATATAAACCATCATTTAGAACCGTACTATGGGCTTTCTATGGTGCGGTTTTCATATAAATCAGCATTTAGACGGGACTCTGGAGTGGTCTATTGTCCCGTCAATCGTTTTACGGGACAATACAAAGGAAGGTTTTGTCATGGAAGACAAGTTGGAGAATTTGCAGGCGTTGATTGAGAGCTCGGGACTGGGGGATGTACGCCAAAAGGTGCGGGGCATGCCCGAGGCGCGGGTCCTGTGGGTATTGGATGGATATAAGGTTGATGGGTTGCCGTCCGGCCGTGAGTTTTTCATCGAATGGGATTCGCTGGAGCACGTGCAAAACCAGTTGAGGGAGCTTGCGGACGGCGGCTATGACGCCGACGATGACGTGGCCCAGATGATGAATGACCTTGTGCCTGTCGATACGGCGTACAGTCGTATGCGCAAGGTCCGCGCCAGCTTGAAGTTTTTCGCCGCGATGGCGGAAGACGACGGTATGGAGACCTACCGTATCTCCCAGCATGTCACGACAGTTGAATACCGTCAGGTCAAGGCTCCCAAGGGATTGACCTTCGCCGAACTGTGCGATTGGGTAGAGGAGAACGGTGACGGCGACCTATACGACGTTGACGATATCGGCAGTGACGTGTTCGCCGCCAGTCGCCAGGATGGTACGGAACTTGATCCCAAGGAGTCGAAATGATTACCGCTGTCTACCGTTATGAGCGTTTCGACCCGGCCACGAACACGGAACTGTGGCGGCGCATACCCGGCTGGAGGTTGCGTCTCATGTGGCTTCAGGCATGGGTAAAGCGCGATAAGGCGGCTCGAATCTCATATCGGGCTTGGCTGTACGCCAATGCTTCAGGCGGCGGGCAATGGTTGGCCGCTGACATGTTGGACTGGAATCAGGAGGTAATCAATGGACGCTGAACGTATGAGAGCCGCCTTGCATGAGGTGTGGAAATACTATGACGAGGCGGGGGAGAGCGGGGAGAACTATGTGCTTGCCCCCGATAATCTCGCCAAGTTCGCTACCGACCTGTGCAGGGAATATGAGGCGGATCGTCATTCCAGTGACTGAAACGGTGGGAAAACGGTGCCGGACGTCTAGCTCACGTCCGACACCAGCCTTTATCAATCAATTATCTCTGAAAGCAATTAATTGGAGGCTTATGCAGCGTAGCACAAGCCTCCATAAGGAGGAAAATCATCATGCAGGATGTGAACATCGTAACCACGGGTGATGGCGTCAGACTGGTCAGCCCATATCATCCCGATTGTCCGAAGAAGGCGAAGGCCATCGGCGGCAAATGGGATGCGGCCACACGTTCATGGAAATTCGACGCGAGAGACCGCGAAAGAGTGGAACAGCTCGCCGCCGAACTATGGGGCTGGTCGGACGGTAGCGGCGACACGGTATCGATTCGCGTTAATGCGGACGACTACTATGCCGGAGAAGAGATTCGCGTGGCCGGACGTTGCGTGGCCCACCGTCCGGGCCGTGATTACGAGGTACGGCTCGCCAACAACGTCGTCATTGTTAAAGGAGAGTTCGCCCCATCTGGAGGCAGTGTGAAGTACCCGCAGGTCGGGGAATGCGACGACGTGATATTGGAGATTCGTGACTTGCCCGCGACTGCGCTTGACCTATTGGACAAGTCCAAATACGAGCTGATTGACGGCTCCCCGCTCATAGCGCTCAGGACGGAACGCCAGCGGCTCATGGAGCGTATAGCCGATATCGACCGTCAACTGGCGAAGGTAGAAGCATGACTGGTATTCTGCCTTTGGTGCGTAACCTGTTGACTCGCCCGGATGCCGAAGCTCTGGCCGAGGAGTATCTGGCGACTGCACCTGATGCCAGTCGCGGCAAGTACAGGCGCATTATGGAGAAATGGTTCGAATGGTGCGCCATATATGAGTTGAAACCGTTGGACGTCAAAAGGGTGCATATCGAAATGTACGGTACCTGGCTGAGAAGCCAAGGACTGTCGAAAGGCACCCTCAAAACCGTGTATTCAACGATCTGCTCGTATTACAGGTACCTCTACGAGGAGGGGTATCTTGACCGGAACCCCGGATTGCATGTGAAACGTCCCCCTACCCGTCACTGGTCTCAGGGTTCGTGGCTGACTCGTGACGAGGCGCAACGGTTCCTCATGCTCGCGGAATCACATCCTGATGATTTCGTGCCCGGCTGCTGCTGCCTCATGCTGTTGAACGGTACGCGCGTGGGCGAAACCCTGAATCTGGATATCGAGGATTGGCATAAGCACGAGTCCGTGGAAACGGTACGAGTGCATCGAAAATATGATTGGATGCAGAATCTCGCCATCAGTGACCGGACCTCGCGTGCCCTTGAACGGGCATGTAGGAACAGGAAGAGCGGGCCTATGTTCGTCCGTGGGGGAGTCAGGGTAACGCAGCCTCAGATTCTGTCCGTCGTGGTCAGATTGGGCCATGAGGCAGGTTGCCCGGAACGTATCACCAGTCATTCATTACGCCGCACCTTCGCCACCCTCGCCCGCGAGGAAGGCGTGCCGGATATCCAGATCATGGCTTCTGGCGGGTGGAGCAGCAGGGAAATGGTTGATTACTACGACATGGGTCGATTGTCTGTCACTGATAACGCAACCGTGACCGTGACCAAGGCGTTGGAGAATAATAACGAATAACCGTGAAAAGTGGGCCTGATTATACGAAAACATGGTTCTGCTTCGTCTAAACCCGCGAAAAGGAATTTTTTATTGCTTTTTCGCTGGTTTAGTCCATAATGGACGTGTTAGAAGCCGTCACTGCCTCTCATGGAAGCACACTAGGACGGCATTCCTATCACAGCAGGTAGTGGCGGTGGAAATGCGCTACGAATACGTAAAACTCCGCCCATGCCTCTATAGGGGTCATGTATCCCCGAAGCCATGCGTCCCTCAGTGCGCGATAGAAACGCTGAACGATTTTACCGTCCACGCCTTTTGCGTAACGTGTGATGAACCTACGGCACGCATGGTTGATAATCAGAATCAGTTTCGGCGTGAACCATATAGGCCACTGGTTGAAATCAGGCAAATCGCCTAATGAGCCAGCCGTAAAAATGGTTCCCTTAGTCATGCTGTTCATTGTTTCCTCGGTCAATGTTTCCTCCGATTCTCGATAATAGCGACGGCTCCCAATAGGAGCATGAACAAGATGATTGGCACTGGTTCCACTAGTGGAGCCTCCGCATCCAGTACAGGGTGTCCGCCCTGCGCTCCAAGTCGGGCAGGCCATAAGCGGCACGATATGCTTGTTTGGTGAGGCAGCAGCTTGCGCGGGCACGTCTCATACCCCAGTTCGACTCCGTCAAATACTGGGAGACGGTCAGCGTGTGCCATTTCATGTAGCCGAGATACGCCTTGCAGCAACCGATCATGCCTTGTTGGAGCCTGACGCTACTGCAGAACAGGTCAGGCTGGTAGTACATGATCTTGCCCAGTTCCGTCAGCTTGTTGTTTACGATCCTGAGCTGGCTGGGTAGAGTCATCGGTTGGCTCATGAGTCCGCCACGGTGATTACGTGATTGTCGTTGAGTTTGAGATCAATACCGCCGACGGTGACGCGAATCTCTCCGGTGGGAATGGTCATATATTCACGGGTTATGATTCTGCTCCCTGGCTTTTGATACTCATTGAACGTGTATTCCGTTCGCATGTCGATTTCAATGTGTTCGATCATGCCCCTGATGACGCTTTTGCCGACCTGTATGATGACTTTTCTTCCCAGCATGCGAGGTGACAGGTCTGCTGCCTGAATGGTCTTCATAGTTCCCCCTTGGCTTTGCGCATGTAATATTCCTCAGCGGTCAACACTTCAGACACATGCATGCCGTCCACCATTTCATGCCACGTCAGCCACGGGGAGAAAGCAATAATGCCCCACATGACTGTTTGCCATGCCCTGAGGTCACTGGGCTTATCCCACGAGTCCTTAATCGAGTCGAATTGGCGGCGAATGCACATATACCAGCCGTTCAATTCCCCCGCATGAACACGCAGCCAGTATTCCCCCGGTGCCTTCGGCTCCACGATGTTTGGACGCGGCTTCTTTGGTGCGGGACGGGTCGCGTACGCGAAATTGTCGTGAGTGACAACAATGGCTACATCTACTGGTGAATTGTTTTTGGACCTCGTAATCACGTAGGTTTCTGCGCCAGATTTACGATGGTCAACGCTGGCTGCGTCCAAAAACCAGCCCTTAAACACATACGTGTTCGTGCTGCCTTTGACGTGAATCAGATCACCGGGCTTCAGGTCATCCCATGCGACGCGAATCTTCTTGCTCACCTGTGGTCCTCCTTGCCGATATCGCTGAATCGTGTGTAAAGCCGGTCGTTCACGACGTACGTGTTGTAATCATCCTGTTGGATGTACCACCAGCGGTTTTGATGGCCGGCCTTCAGATACTCCTCGCACGTGTGGTCGATGGTGTTGTCGGGGTTGACCTTCTGCCTGAACGACAGTTCATCGACTACGTGGTTGCCGGCCACGAGATCGGCTATCCGGTCGATACGCTCCGGCGTGAAATCGGGGGTGACCACGTACACGACACGCACCTTCTGACGGTCGAACCATTTGCGGGGCAATGCCAACGCCACGTCATCGGACAAGCTCGTGGGCCGCATGTGATACACTACGCGGCTGAACCTGATCTGCTGCATGACCTGAGCCACGTTGCGTCCGCATTGGAAGTAGCTGGTGTGCATCTCGGTTTCCGTGAGCCAGCCTCCGGCCCTGTGTATCGCCTCCCGGTAGAAGGCGACACGTTTCGATGCTTCCGGCTCGCGCATGGGGAAACAGGGGTCTCCGCCGCCGCTGAAGCTCAGGAACCTCATGGGGTGGCGTTCGCTTTCACGGCTGATGGTCCGCAGCGTGGCCTGCATGTCGGTCACCGGCACGTTCAATCCGGTTTCCCTGACGATGCAGTAAGGGCATGTCCAATGACAGCCGAAATTCGTGATAACCGAATAATGTCCGTTCATTGTGTTTCTCCGATAAGCTGTTCCATGTCTTTCACGTTGTCCTGCTTGCGTTTCAACGCATTGCAGCGACGTATCCACTCGCGTTTGCGCTTATAGACGTTTGTTATCTCCACATTGCTCAACAGTTCGTTGCATGAGCAGACAAGCTGGGGGATGTCCGACTCCGAGTCCGTTTGCACGACGGGTTTCTCCCCGCAGGCGGGGCATTCGGGAACCGGCTCGTCAACCACTGCCTTCAACCGTCTGCAACCGGTATTCCACTTCTGAACACTCTCGTCTTCAAAAAACGAGGCGAACGAAAGGATGCTTTCGACGTGATCGCACCATTCCAAGAGCTGCCACGAGTCTTTTTCCAGCCAGTAGTCGCGGTAGTTGCGGGTGACGCACACATGCTTCAGTTTGGGTACGAGTCCGCAGATGGGGCATGGTTCCACTACCGGTGGTTCAGGTTCCGGTTTTTCGACCGGTTCCGGCTCCTCCAAGTGCAACAGTCGTTTCAGCCGGTTCACATGCCCCTCGATTCCATCGACTCGTTGAACGCCTTCTGAAACGCTTCAACACCGGCTCCAACGGCCTTTTCGACGGAACCGTCGGGCGGCGGCATCACGGTCACGTGCGCGCATGGTCGCATGTCGTCACCTATAAACACGCTGCCCGGTTCCAGTTCGCCCACCACCGGGACTTCCACGGTGAACGTGGCTAGTTGAAGCGCCTTGGAATACAAGCCCAATACCACTTCCGTGGTGCCAAGATTGATGCTCATTGAGTAATCTCCCTGTGTCCGAGGAACTTGTTGACGAAGAACGTCTGACCTTTGCCCGTGACTTTCGGCGTCTTGTTGATGGTCGTGTGACCGTCCGAGTGAACCACGGTGGTTTCCTTGATCTCGAACAAGCCCAATTCCATAGATTTCTGCGTGGGCATGTTGCGAGAGCTGCCGGTTTTCATCAGCCATCCGTTGTCCCTCAGCCACGCGAACAAGCGAGTGCCGCCAATATCCACGCCATTGCCTTTCAGGACTTTCGCCAAGTCGCCCACAAGGATGCTGGTCTTCGAGGTTTCCACAGCGTCAGCGAACAATGCCTTGGGACGCATCCGTTCGACCTGTGCTTGGGCCTTCTCCTTTTCCGCCCGCTCCTGTTTGATTTGTGTGGCAAGTCGGATAAGGAAGTCGGGTTCGGTGACTGCCTTTTCCAAAGTCGATTCGGTCATGTACGCACCATGCCTGCGAATCGATGGCAGCACCTCATGCGTCACCCAGCGTTTGAACTCGCGAGCCTCGGGCTTGCGGCTGCGTAACACGAGGGAGTACAGGCCGGACTCGGACACGAAAACGGGTGCCTTGCCACCGTTCTGAGCAATATCCGTACTACGGATATTGGTGATTTCATCGGCATCGAGGTATTCCCGAATATGGTTGGTGGCCGTACTGAGAATGGTGCATACGTCCGCTCCAAGGAACCACGGGTTGCCGTGTTCATCGGTTAGGACACGCACCTGAATGCCCCTGAAGTCGAATGGTTGAATCTGGCTGCTCATTGGTTGTCTCCTTCCTTGGATTGGTTTTGTGCGGCTTGCATGATCTCCCACACGTCCGCGTTCTCGGACAATCCGGTTGTGAGCCGGTAGAAATCACTGAACCTGTAAAGCGGATTGCTGTACGAGTCCTCGCCCTGCTGGGGCAACTGGCCGCGATGTATCCAACTGCGCAAAGTGCTGCGGTTCACGCGCATCCCGCACGCCTTGATGATGTCCAATAGTTCGCCACGGGTTCTCACCGCCTCCGATTGGAGGAGACGCTTCACCCGTTCCGCCCTGATAAGGGCGACCGGCATACTGAAACCGCATTGCGGGCATTTCGCCGTCTCCGCGTCCGCATAGCCGGAGAGCTGGCCCAGGCACCCGTTGGCGGGGCATGGCCCGTACAACACGGTTTCCCCGTCATCGTCCGTGAGGAAACGACGCAGTTTGCGCACCAGCCCGTGAACCGGTTCCGCGTACACGGGCGTGGACGGGTGCTCGTCGAGTTTCGGGTGATTGGCGATTCGGTAAACCATGTCGGCCAGCGGCGCCGATTCACGCAGGTTCAGTTTCAGGCTGCGCACCCACTCGTAGAGTGTGCCTTGCAAGCCCGGATAACCGTGGTCGTCGTCAGCGTACAGCAGGTCGTGCAGGGTTTCCCTTACGGGCGCTGGAGCCGTGCCCGCGTTCCCGCCGCCACCGTTCTTGTGCCCGTAGGCGCGGTTGATGCGATACTCGGTCAGGTCGGGCAGGTTGCGTTCCAACCATTGCAGGTCGTTGGAGAGCTGGCGTTCATGCCATGCGCACAACAGGCTCCGGTTCTCGGGTATCCCATGCCCGATGAGCATGGACGGCGCGTCGGTCACGATCTCCCGCCAGCAACCGTCATAGCGGCAGAGCCTCGTGTTTTCAGGGGAAAAAGACAAACTGACCTAGACCTTCACTCATTAAGAGCTTCGGACGTGTCAGCAAGACCAATAATGCACGGGCGTCTCTAGTTTTCCAAATGTGGTTCGGCGTGTCGCGGCAGTATGTCACCCAACCCCAAGTCGCCCGCGCCGAGGAAATGCCGTACCGGTGTACGCCGCTTCGGCTTCGCCGGCTCCAACTCCAACGGGTTGCGACTCGAGGCCGTGATTCGAGCCGCCTCCTCGGGTTGACGGCCCAACATGCGCTGACGCCGGTACAGCCACGCCGCGTCACCCTCCAAGCCCCGCGCATCGCACTCACGCGCGATCTCCGCCTCCGAGGGCTTCGCCTTGCCGCGCAGTCGGCGGACGATGGCGTTGATGTCACCCGAACCACACCAACGGCCGGTATCGTTCTCCGCATAGAAGCGTCTCACCGCCTCCTGAGCCTCGGCGACGGTGATGTCCGTCCTCAGTTCCGAATGGAACGCTTCAAGCTGAACGTCATCCCATTGCGCGTTGCCGTGATGCGCGTTGATAAGCGACAATACGGCTGCTGCCTCACCCCTGCTGAGCATTGAAACCTCCCTGCTGCTGGTATCTTGCACGTTCCTCGGGTGTCATGTACTGCCATGTTTTCGCCAGATTCGCCTCAAGGTTCTGCTGGCTTCGGGATTTCAACGGTTGCCCTGGTCGTGGCTTCGGCGCTTCGGGCTTGGGTTTCTCCCAGTTGCGGGCGTACAGTTCACCGCCGATGAACCGGCTGAACGTTTTCACGTACTGCTCGTCGGTGGCCTCCGCATACGCTCGAGCCTTGGCTTCGAGAAACATGCTCGGGTCGGAGTCTCCAGCGGCTTTCACGATCTTCGGCCAATCGACCTCCAGCTGCATACGGGACTGGGAGGTTTTCCCGTCAAACCTGTTCGTCGGATAGAAAGCCTCGATACGGTCAAGCAGATTACCGAAGTCCGGCTTCGAGGGGGTAGGGGGAGTTGAATTATCTTTAGATAATTCTTCTGGTGTTCTGGTGTTCTGGTGTTTGTCCCGATTCAGACGCGATTCAGCCGTCTGAAAGTTATCTGAATCGGAGGTTTTCGCCTCGTTTTTATCTTTTCGGTAATTTTCAGCATTGCTTTCGCGCTTCTTCTGCACCTGTTCGCGGCTTCGATTGTGTGCGAGATAGTCGTGAATGTAGTACCCGTTGTTCCCGTCCGGCTCGATCATGCCGACTTCGCAAAGCGCATCGATTTCTGAATCGGTGATATCCAACACGTAAAACGCATCGTCTTCGCTGATATGTCCGTCTGAAAGATTGTCTCCGCAGAAAGTAAGCATCATCGTGAACGCGCCTATTGCGCTCGGGCATGTGTGCCTGAGCTTGCGTACCTTACGGTTCATGTAGAAGCTGTTGACCAGTTGAACGTATCCTTTGCGTACCATTGTCATGCTCCTATCAGCTAGTACGTGTAATCGGGGAACACCATTTGCATGAACGCCCAGCAGACGCCATGCGCTGCGAAAGCCGCTATCAATCCAAAGCTGAAGGCAACGATCGTCATCGCGTCGCCGCCTTCATCGGATAGGGATATATTCCATTTCCTGAATAGGTAGCGGAACGCCTGTATCCCGATGATGAAGAACACGGCCAGTTCGATGAAATGCGCCAAGCCGACGATGCTCATTCCGCCTCCTCCAGCAGCCGTTCCGGGTTCACGGGGTCTGGCATGATCGTCTCCTGAACGTCTTGATGAAGTTGTGGCGGCTTCGCCAGTCCGATGGCGTGCCGCTCGTCGCCGTGAGCAGCACGCCGTTGTCGTAGACTTTCCAGTGGCCGGTCGTGGCCCTGACCACCGTGTATCCGTGTGAGGCTATCCAGTGCATGAGTTTCCGGTCGTCCCCCCGCGCGGTCATGCTTTGAGCCTCATCTTCAACGCGAGACCGTTTTCATGCACGCTGCCCTTATCGAAGCCCATGAAACCGTTGAATAGTTCGTATTCGAGCAATACGGTGTCCACGCGGAACTCGTCGTACTGATGGTTTTTGATGCGTTCCATGACAAGCCTCATCGATGCGACGGTATCCCTGCGGTCGGCCTGTATCGGAATGAGATACGGCCAAAGATTCCATTCGCCCGGATGATCGTTCAGCCAACGGGCGAAATCAACGAGTTTCCTATCTTCCATCATTTCCCCTTAGGAGCGTTCCCTCACGATATAGTCCGGGTGTTCCCGGCAATAGTCGTATATCAGTTTCAACCATGCGATGGCGCTGTCCACGCTGCCCCAATAGTTCGGCGGATTGTATTTGCCGCGCAAAACATACAATGGTTCCAAGTAGATGTCTTTCAACGCCTTGTCGATACGGGCTGCGGCCTCCCCGGCCGTCAACCCGTCCAGGTCATGCTTAGGATGGACCTTGTAATCGGTGAAAAACGCGGATAGATTATACGTGTAGTTGAAATAATGGCCATGAGCGGTCCGCACATGCTCGCCGTCCCGTTCGCATACGTCAAACCATTCCGGTTCCGGCACATCCTTGTCCACTATGAACAGGTCGTAGCTCATTCTTCGTCTCCTTCGATGATTCCATGTCCTGCTATCAATGCGAGGGTCTTCAAGTCGGTAAGCACGGGCTGGTTGTCCATGCTTGACAGCGAGTCCAAGCCGAGACCCTTCTGCTTGAACACGACGAACCAGTAAGGTGCGTCCGCGTTACCCGCCTCGGTGCGACCCTCCTGCATCCACTCCTTGAGTCTCCCAGCGTAGGTGCTGTAGTTTTTGCACTCCAATACGACCGGCCGGCCGTGGATACGCAGACCGGTGATATCGCCCTGGTCTTTCGTGCCATGCAACACCTCACGGTGTATCGTCTGCTCGCTGTCACCCAATCGGGCGCGCAAATAGTTGACCACCTTGGATTCAAGCAGTGTGCCTTTGGCTTTCTGTCGGCTCATTCGTCCCTCCACCATTCAGTCGGGTCATCATGGAACTGGCAATCCATGCAGCCCCCGAAGACGTTGATGATTCCTCCGCAATACGGGCAATGCTCGTACTGGACGGGTAGATAACTCGGACGCATAATCAGAACTCCGGGTTGTCCCTGAGACGTTTCAACACGTCACCGCGAATCTGCTCGATCACATCGGTTCTCAGACCGGTGGCTATGCGAACCTCCTCGGCCGGACGGTTCGGGTTCTCGATCAGCATCTGCCAAGCCCGGCTAGCGGCCTTGCTCATATGGTTTCCCCTTTCTCGAACGTCTGAATCATTTCCATCAGCGCGGCCTGATACGACTCATGCCATTTCGTGCGGTAATGCATTCGGTCAACGCATTTGAACCGGTAGCGTTTCTGTGCGGAACCCTTCACCGTTCCCGTAGCGGCCTTCAGATGTTTGCCGCACTGGGGGCAGTAAAAGTGTTCGCCGTTGAGAATGAAATCGGAGTCCCGCACATCGCCTTTGCAAACAATCCGGTAGAAGTCATCAAACCAGCTCATTTGATGCCTCCGCTCATAGGGGCGATAAGCTGGCAGCTCATGGCGTCGATGCGCCCGTTGGTTTTGGCCTCGATGCACAGGCGTTTCACGTCGCCTGTGGTTTCGACCTGCTGGCTGATGGTCTGCTCCGGCTGTAATAGCGTTTGGGCGTAAGACCAGCAGACGAAGCAGAGGATCCCCAAAGCGAACACCAAGAACAGCGTCATGCAGGCGAGCAGCACACGGTAGAAGAAATTTTCCAAGTCCCAGTCAGCAAACGGTTTCCTCATGATTCCTTCCTCCTGTATGGGTTGTGTGGGTCGTTGAATGATTCCGATGCGGCGGCGTTGAAGCCTTCGGCCCATGCTCTCTCGGCTATCTGCCGGTCGTGTTCTTTAAGCCATTCCTGGTAGGCTTCGCGGCCTTCCTCGATGGTTGACTGGCCTGTACCGAAGCAACTCAATTCGACGGCGGATTGGACCAAATCGTCATACACTCGTGGTTTCATTCCTCCACCTCGGTTTCCTCGCCGTAATGGCCGTAGAGTTGGTCTGCCGC